AAGGAGGCAGCAATATGGCTGTGGAAAAACGAACCAGGGATAGCAAGACACTACCGTCTCCCTACCGAATGAAAGTGCCTCCTGTGCCTATCAGGTATGACAGGAAAGTAGGTATTCCTTTACAACCACAAAAGGCTAAAAAATGAAGGGCTTACTTTCTCCCAAAGTGATGATCGTTGTGAAACAAAACGGCGAGGACGAAGAGTATTCAGATTGTCCGGTTGCGACACAAGACATCGAGGTCAACCTCAAGAACCGTCAGAAAGCGATAGACAAGGCTCAATACGGGCCTATGAACCCTAACGAGCCTAACAGTCAATATTGGCGAGATATGGGTGCTAAGTGGCGTGTTTCGGGTGAGCAAGCAAAGAAGTCTCGTTGTGGGAACTGCGCTGCCTTCAACCAAAAGCAGTCCATGCTTGACTGTATTGAGAAGGGTTTAGGCGAGGAAGATGATTGGTCGGCGGTCGATGCTGGCGATCTTGGTTTCTGCGAGATATTTGACTTTAAGTGCGCTGCGCTGAGAACTTGTGCGGCGTGGGTAACTGGTGGCCCTATCACAGACGAGGAAAGCGATGAAGAAAGCGATATGGGAGAAGGCGAGACCGAAGAAGCTGGGGAAGAGTGAACCTCTTTCCAAGTCTGAGAAGAAGTCCGCTAAGGCTATGGCCGCATCTGCTGGCAGACCTTACCCGAATCTTGTGGATAACATGAGAGCAGCGAGGAAGAAATGAAAAAGACCAAGGCTGAGAAGAAGATCAGTAAGGTTTACAACGAGTTCAAGGCTGGCAAGCTACATTCAGGCAAAGGTGGCCCGATTGTAAAAAGTCCTGCCCAGGCTCGTGCGATTGCGCTTTCTGAAGCCGGTGTAAAGAGAAAGAAATGACTGCCGCTTGGACTAGGAAAGAAGGTAAGAACGCTAAGGGTGGTCTGAACGAGAAGGGTCGGAAGTCTTACGAGGCTGCGAACCCTGGCTCTAACCTGAAGGCTCCCGTGAAAAGCGGAGATAACCCGCGCAGAGCGTCTTTCCTAGCGAGAATGGGTAACATGCCAGGGCCAGAGAGAAAGCCTGATGGAAGCCCTACCAGACTGCTCCTAAGCCTAAAGGCGTGGGGTGCAAGCTCTAAGGCAGATGCTAAGTCAAAGGCTAAAGCTATTTCGGCAAGGAATAAAAACCGATGACCTCCAGCGGAGAATACGGTGAGTCAAGTAGAAAAAATTACGATAGAAAAGCTAATTCCTTACGCAAGGAACGCAAGAACGCATGACGATGCACAAGTCTCACAAATCGCAGCGTCTATAAAAGAATTTGGGTTTAATAATCCGATTCTCATCGCTGACGATTATTCAATCATTGCAGGACATGGAAGGCTCGCCGCTGCTAGAAAGCTAGGGTTGGCAGAAGTTCCCGTTATTAGGTTGTCTCATTTAAGCGACACTCAGCGTAAAGCCTATGTTCTTGCTGACAATCGGCTCGCGTTAAATGCTGGGTGGGATAACGATCTCTTAAAGCTAGAGTTGGAAGAACTAAAGTCAGTAGACGTTGATCTCGAGATGCTTGGTTTTTCCAAAGACGAGTTAGATGGTTTACTGAACGCACTCGAGCCAACGGAAGGATTGACAGACGAAGATGCCGTTCCTGAGCCACCACCGGAGCCTATTACGAAGCCTGGGGACATCTGGATACTAGGCAAGCACAGGTTGATGTGCGGCGATAGTACGAGCGTGGATGCGGTTGATAAGTTGTTAAATGGTGTCAAGCCAGACATGATTTATACAGACCCACCTTATGGCATGTTTCTGGACACGAATTACGACAGCATGTTTAGCAACGACAAAAATCACAAGAAAACAGGAAGTCGCTTTGATGCAGTAAAGGGCGACCATGAAGACTTTAATCCTGAATTTATCAACACGATTTTTGCCACGTTCGACTACTGTAAAGAGATATTCCTTTGGGGCGCTGATTATTACGTTGACCTGATACCAAACCGAAATAATGGATCATGGGTCGTTTGGGATAAGCGATGCGACGAAAAAATGGACAAGGTGGTCGGTAATACGTTTGAACTTTGCTGGTCAAAGGCAAAGCACAAGCGTATGGTCGCAAGAATTTTGTGGTCAGGCCATCACGGAATGCACAAGGATGACACAAAGACTCGTGTGCACCCTACTCAAAAGCCAGTAGAGCTTGTTTGTTGGTTCTTTGACTACTACTCAATGGCCGACAAAAAAATCGTCGTAGACCTATTCGGCGGCAGTGGTAGTACGCTTATTGCCTGCGAAAAAACAGGTCGGTCTTGTCGAATGATGGAACTAGACCCAAAATACTGCGATGTCATCGTCAAGCGATGGGAAGAATTCACCGGAAAGAAGGCTGAATTAGCCGACTTTCGGAGTTAAAAATGCAAGGTAAGCTACATGAGCCTACAGACGAGAATCGAAAGCTAGTAAGAGGGCTGGCAGCGGTAGGGGTACGTCACGAGGATATTGCGGCCAAGATTGAGTTGAGCGCAGATACCTTGGTTAAGTATTACAAGAAGGAGTTGGACGACGGTAGGATTGACGCTAATGCTGCGGTAGCGAAAAGCCTTTACCAACAGGCTATGGCTGGCAATACAACGGCGATGATATTTTGGCTAAAGACACGAGCGAAGTGGCACGAAAGCATTAAGCACGAGATAACAGGCCAAGACGGGCAACCAGTTAGTATGCAAATATCATGGGCGCAACCAGAATAATCATTCCGTATGCACCGCGAGCGCAACAGCTACAGATCCACCATGCGCTTGCAGACAAGCGATTCGGAGTTGTTGTTGCTCATCGTCGTATGGGAAAGTCAGTCTCTGCTGTCAACCATCTCATTAGAGCAGCGATAGAGAATACGAAGGAGGCTCCAAGATATGCGTTTATTGGGCCTACCTATTCTCAGACAAAACGAGTCATCTGGGATTACCTCCTCAAGTTTACCGAGCCCCTTAACGCCACTGCGAATATTGCGGAGCTTCGGGTTGATTTCTGGGGCAGACGCATCCAGCTTGCAGGGTCTGATAACCCAGACTCTCTTAGAGGACAGTATTTCGATGGGGTTGTATTCGACGAATTTGGCGACCAGAACCCTAAAATTTGGTCGGAGGTGGTTCGTCCGGCCCTGTCAGACAGGATGGGATGGGCGTTATTTCTCGGAACCCCAAAGGGAAACAACCACTTCAAAAGTCTAAGAGACCATGCGTCAGAGCATAACGATTGGGCCTTGCTTGAGTTCCGAGCATCCGAGACAGGTCTTATCCCTCAGGCTGAACTCGATGCAGCCAAGTCCGAGATGGGAGATGACAAGTACCTACAGGAGTTTGAGTGTTCCTTTGACTCAGCAATCGAAGGAAGTTATTACGGGCAGCTTCTCAATGAGCTACCGCCTGAAAGGTTCCATGACATCCCTATAGATGGTTTAGCTAAGACTTACTGCGCCTGGGATCTAGGCATAGGCGACTCCACTGCAATCTGGGTTTGTCAGAGAGTTGGATTAGAAACGAGGCTCATTGATTTTGTGGAGAACCACGGCCAAGGACTCGATTGGTATGTGAACTGGCTAAGGACTAATCACTATGAGTTAGCCGAGCAGTTACTTCCTCACGATGTGCAAGTAAGGGAGTTAGGCACTGGACGCTCAAGGATGGAACTCCTGCAAGAAGCAGGGTTAAACATCACGATTGTGCCGAGAATGGGTGTTGACGATGGGATACAAGCCGTGAGAAGGCTAATTCCTTATTGTTGGTTTGACTCCAAGACAAAGCGTGGAGTGGACGCGCTACGCAATTATCGGAGACAATACGACGATAAGCGTCAGGTCTATTGGGACAAACCTCTCCACGATTGGGCATCTCATGCTTCTGACGCATTCCGGTATTTAGCAATTGGTATGTCTGAGACAACATCTTGGTCAAAGCCTCTGAAACCTAACGTAAGCTGGGTGGTGTAATGGACGACGGTAGACTAAAAGCAATACTTCAGGGCGAAATCGATAACGCCATAGGTTTCCTGGAGACCGAGACGGTCGAGCAGCGTAAGAACGCGCTAACTGCTTACATGCGCGATCCCTACGGCAACGAGGTAGAGGGTCGCTCTCAGATTGTTACGGGAGAGGTCGCGGAAGCGGTAGACGGGATGCTCCCGCCTCTCATGCGTTTGTTTACATCTGCCGATCAGATTGGTGTATTCGAGCCTGTAGGCCCAGGTGATGAGCCTTTAGCAAAACAAGCAAGCGAGTACACGAATTGGGTGCTTATGAAGCAGAACCCAGGCATCTCGATCATGCACGACTGGTTCAAGGACGCGATCCTTCAAAAGGTCGGGATCATCAAAGCCTACTGGGATGATTCGATTTCAGTCACAAAGGAGCAGTACGCAAACCTGACAGACGACGAACTCGCCATGATTATGTCTGACGGGACGATGGAGATCGCTGCCCAAGAGACGATTGAGCAAGAGATTGACGGTCAAATGATGCGCGTCCATAACGTTGCGCTTATGAAGCAAACCAAGTCAGGAAAGATCAAGATCGAGAATGTTCCTCCTGAAGAGTTCCTGATCTCAAAGGCAGGAAAGACCGTCAGGGACACACCTTTCGTTGCACATAGAAAGCTCATCACAAGGTCTGATCTGGTTGCGATGGGGTTTGATCCTGAGATCGTGATGAACCTTCCGGTTTACAACGACCTTGAGTTTAGTGCTGAGTACATCGCTCGATACAACCGTGACGAACAGCCCTACATGGAGCCAAGTCTTGATAAGTCCATGCAGACGGTTGAAGTGTTTGAGTGCTACCTAAAGACAGACTACGACGGAGATGGGATTGCAGAACTTAGACGGGTTCATTTTTCTGGGAATGAAATCCTAAGTAACGAAGAAACTGACTATGTGCCGTTTTACACGCTCTGTCCTATTCCGATACCTCATCGCTTTTTTGGGGATTGTCCTGCTGATCGTACAGTCGATCTCCAGCTTATCAAGACTACTTTAACGAGGCAGATGCTTGATAACCTGTACCTACAGAACAATACTCGGATGGGTGCTGTAGAGGGTCAGGTTAATCTTGATGACCTCATGTCGGTGACTCCTGGTGGTGTGGTGAGGATGAAGAATCCCGCTGCACTTGTGCCGATTACAGTTAACCCTGTTGCCCAGCAGGTATTTCCTTTTATGGAGTACCTAGATTCAATTCAAGCCAAGCGTACGGGAGTCACAGAGGCTTCCCAAGGGTTAGACCCCAACATCCTACAAAACGTGACCGCTGCGGCTATAGCGGCTCTTACGCAAGCCTCACAGGGCAAGATAGAACTCATCGCTAGGATATTTGCAGAAACAGGCGTAAAAGATCTTTTCAAAGGACTTTTACATCTCTTATGCAGATACCAGGACAAAGCAGTTTTGATTCGGATGCGTGGGGAGTACGTCCAGTACGACCCAAGAGAGTGGTCGAACCAGTACGATGTATCAGTGAATGTCGGACTTGGTACAGGGAGCATGGAACAAAGGATGGCTATGCTCAGTATGGTTCTTGCGAAACAAGAGCAACTCATGCAGACGCTAGGCCCGAACAATCCTTTGGTGTCTGTCTCGCAATATCGTGCGACGCTCGGAAAACTCGTTGAGGCTGCTGGCTTTGTAGACTCTGCTGAGTTCTTCAAACCCGTTACACCTGAAGTTGACGCAATGCTCGCACAACCTCAGCAACAAGGCCCAGATCCTGCTGTGCAGATGATGATGGCTCAGGCTCAAGCAGACATCGAGATTAAGCGTCAGAAAGCTATGGCAGACATTCAGCTAGCAAGAGAGAAAGCTGTAGCCGAGCTAGAACTCAAGCGCATGGAGTTCGAGGCAGAGGCGCAGATGAAGGCTATGAAAGTAGGTGCTGGGATTACATCTAACATTGAGATACCTGGGTAATCATGGATCTAAGCGCATTTGGTAGCCCAGAGGACTTTGCATGGGGTCTTGCAAATGACCCTAACTTTTTGAAAACCGCTGCAACCTACGGGATCTCTTACGCGGACATCCTTAACTACATTGCACCTACTGTTGCGCCTGCTCCAACCCCTGCGCCAACCCCCGCCCCGACACCAGAACCAACCCCTGCTCCAACGCCAGAACCAACGCCTGCTCCAACACCTGCGCCTACCCCCGCGCCTGTTTATGAGCCGGTTTACGTTCCAACCTACGAACCTCCTCCGACTTACGTAGAGCCTGAGCCTGTTTACTACGAGCCACCACCAAGGACACCTTACAACGGGTATGACTTCAACTCGATTGTTAGCCAAACGCAGACAAGGGCTAACCAAGGCTTTACGCCGTCTGAGTTGTACAACTATGCAGTCTATTCGCTAGGCTTTACTGGCCCAGAAGCGCAGAGCATACTTGCTAGCGTATCCTTTCCCAAGACTGCGGAGCAAATCGAGGCTGAAAGACTTGCGGCAGAACGAGAGGCTCAACGTGTGGAAGCAGAAAGACTCGCAGCAGAACAAGCGGCAAGAGACGCAGCGAGATTAGAGGCCGAGCGTCTAGCGGCGCAAGAAGCCGCAAGGCTAGAGGCAATCAGAGTAGAAAACGAGCGTATAGCCGAAGCCCAGAGAGTCGAGGCGGCGCGTCTGGCAGCAGAGGAAGCGGCAAGGTTAGAAGCGCAG